TTCTATATATATTATTCAATTTTTCAAAAATAAATTCTAATCTTTTTCTAACAGTTGGTATTTCTGTAACATCTAATAAATTTTCTGACTTCTTTTTTCTAGAATTTTTATGTATAAGTTTTTCTTTTTCTAAAAAATTAAGCAAATCCATTTGCATATAAACAGGATATTCTTCTAAAATCGTTTTTTGTAAAAGTCTTTTATTAATTTCATTTCTCACCTTTAAATCCTCCATTATTCCTTGCACTTCAAAAATAAACCAAGTATAATAGAGGTATATTAATGAAATACAATTTATTCTTTTGAAGCTACATGATCTGCAAATCATATATGTAGCTTCTTTTATTTTATAGTTTGTACTTATATTTATCAATATTTTCGACAAAATATGTCATAAATCAACAAAACAAAAAGAGGCTAGTAAGCAAGATTTATATATCCTACCTACTAGCCTTTAGTAATTATAAATTTAATAATTTTCTCCAAGTATCTTGCCCAACTATACCATCTACTGAAAGTCCTTTATCAGTTTGTAATGATTTTACGGCTTCAACAGTTTCATCGCCGAACCCTCCGTCTGCTCCCCACTTAGGTAATTTATAACCTAAACTTAATAATCTCTTTTGAATCAACTTAGTTACATTACCTTTCGCTCCTTTTCTAACAACAGGACATCCAGCTAAAGTTGCTGGTCCAGCTATTCCATCTACTTTTTGATTGGAAAAACCTTGCTTATTACATTCATGTTGTAATTCTCTAACCCATTCATCAACATTTACTGGCTTAGTTTCAACAATGGGAGCACTAACAATAGGATTAGTAACTACATGATTATCCAACGCATCTACTATAGCCTTTGCAATTTCCTTATATCCAACTTCAAGATATTTATTTGCATCTTCTGTATCAACAAAGCAAACTTCTATTAACATAGATTTAGCTTTTGTTTTTCTGATTACATAAAGTCCTGTTCCAGCTTTAACCCCTCTGTTATTAAATCCTAATGCAGATATATTATTACAAACATCTATTGCATCTTGATATTGTCTACCTTCATAAGTATAAACTTCTACGCCTTGTCCTCCTCCAGCATTAAAATGAATTGATATGAACCAATCTAAGTCCTCTCTATTGGCTTGTTGTACGACTAATGCTAAGCTTTCATTTGTAGTTGAAGCATAATCCACAGTACAATTATAAACTGTATTACCTCTTTCCTTTAATAATCTTCTTACTTCTTCCCCAACTAATCTAGTATGTTCTCCTTCTTTTATAATTCCTACTGCTCCAGTTCCAGCACCTCTTAAAGTATGTCCATCATTTACTCCAATTTTCATTTTAATTCCTTCTTTCTTAATATATTTTTATAAAATTAAAAGATCATGATTACTCACGATCTTCTTTATATGAATTAAATATTTCTAATTTATCTTTTATAATGTTTGGTAGTTCAACTCCACACTCTGCTAAATTCTCACATATTGAACCAGCTTCTTTATATATAAATAGTGATAATGTAAATCCACATAGATAAAAATTAAGTCCAAGCACAAGATCTATCCCAATTACAAATACTACTGCAACCATTTCAGCAATCCATCTAACAATTCCATCCCTCATTTTTCTAGACTTGTAATTAGCATTTTTCCAACTTTTAAGAACTCCTAACAACATATCAAGCACCTTACACCCTAAATAAGCTATAAGTAATATAGCAACTGTTTGTGGTAATATTTTTAATAATCCTGTTTGTATAAACTCCATTTTGCACCTCTTTAATTTTTTCCTAACTTCAGGTGTTATCTTTTGTAATATAAAAAGAGCCTAGTTTCCTAAGCCCTTTTAAATTCAGTTTTATTCGCAATATAAATCAAATACGAATTTAAATACTTATCATATTTATTAATTTTGAACCATTGAAAGTTATATAGTAGTCTTTCTTTGCAAATTCATCTTCTACAAAGTTATAATTAATCATTTCGTTATAAACGTCAGCACTAGCATAAGATTTTATAAATTCCCCATTTTGGTGATTATTATATACTTTTAAATATTCACCAATGTAGCAGTCTGTTCCCCCGTTGCCTCCCGCTGATTTTATTGAAATAGTTACTTTGTGATAACCTTGTTTTAAATTTCCTACAGTTGTTTCATTATTAACACCAGCACTTACAGTTACTAAAGATTTGTCTATACTAATTTCATTGTCAATTAAAATATTACACAAACAACCAGTAGAGTCAGTAGGTAAATTTAATGAAAAGCCAGTTCCAAAAAACTCAAACGAAAAGCTATTACCAATAGTTGAACTTTTATAATATTGTTTTTCTGAACCTAAATAAGTCTTTTTCCAATCACCACTTAGTGCAAAACCATCCGTTAGGCTTTTATAAGTTAATTTTGAAGATATACATGTTATACCAGTTAAATAAACATCACCATCAACTGCTTCAATTTGTATAGCCCCTTGTATCACGTTTGAAATTGTACGAATACAATTTACATATTCATATTGTGAATTATGTTGTTGTGGAGTTGCTTGATTTAATGCTATATTCCCTGTAGTCCAACTAGTGACATTATATTTACCTGTAGTTAATTGAGATAGAGTTCCTATATAAATTGTGCTATCGTTTAAAAATTGAGGAACTGGGAATACTACACTTGATCCTGCTGGAATTTTATAAGCTGCTTTAATTCCAGTATGTGCTAATACCATATTTTCTGGTATACTCTCTAATGTTTCTTTAATAGCTCCATTAACATAGCTTGGCTCAAGATATGTCATTATATATCTACCATTATCACCATCAAAATTACTATTAAAACTATCGGAAAAACTTTCATGTAACATACATTCCCCAACTAAATTAGCTAATAGTAGTTGTCCATTATCATTAAGATGAACATCATCAGAATAATACAAGTTTCTAATACTTTCAGTTTTAAGCCTATTCATCATGTAGCTATGAAAGTCAATAATAGAAACATCAAATTCACTTGCTATTCGAATCATATTTCTTTTAATTTCTAAATAGTTTTCATCACCAGTGTAATCATCTACCACAACACCATTGCTAAATTTAGGTGGAGCAGTAACGATAAATAAATCAACTTTTAATTTATTAGCTTGTGAACATATTTCTCTTAATTTCTTACAATATGAATTAACGTCTTTATTAGTAGTATCATTTCTACCAGTCCCAATAATCCAATAAGATGTTTTTGTAACACCACTTTTTAAAGGAATACCCTTATTATCTACCATTACACCTAATGAATGTATAATTTGATTTATTGATGTTCCACCAACTGCAATGTTTACTGGTAAATAGTCGCTTACTGTATTACCATGAATATTAGCTTGTAAGTATGTTGCTAGTTGCCAATCAAATCTTGCATTAAAGTTTGTTGAACCTGCACCAGCCATTATGCTATCACCACCAACTAACCCTTTAAACTTGCTAATATTATTATATAATCTCATTAAGTTTTTATGTCTTGCTACATAAAACTCATTTTTTATTAGTTGCTTCTCAATAGTATCCAATTGCGAACTTAAATTTTCTTGATTTTTCTCATTTTCAGTTATTCTATCATTTAATGTTTCATGTGTTCCTCTTGCAAGTTTAACTTCCATATTGGCATTGTCATGATCAACTGATGCATCATCATAACATTGTTTTATTGCATAATAGATTGATTGCCTTACATCTTTTCCGAATACAGCAGTTTTTATTTGATTTAAATAATTTTGTATACTCATAAATTACCTCCTTATAATTGAATTCCTGATATATGAATATTAACTCCTGCTCCAGTAGCCTTTATTGAGTTAGTAATTACAGGAGAGTTAATAATTTTTGTTTCTTTTGAATTAATAGTAAATAAAAAAGTAACACCATCAAAATTAAGTGTTACTTCCTTATCTTCACTATTTGAATTATGCAATAATATAGTTTTAACTATAGCTCCAGCAGAATTATTATATAAAGATTCTTCGCTAGCAGTTAATGTTTTAGCTACTAATCTCTTTTCTTCCATATTCTATACCTCCATGTTGATTCTTCTGGTTAACTTATCTAACTTATTGTTAATAGAAACTAATGTATTAGCAATTGCATTTGTAGCATCTACATTAGCTTTTACTACTTCATTTAAGTTCCACATATTTTCATTTGTATTATTTAATATTTCAACTGTATTATTAAGCTCTACAGATACAGAATTTAATGCACTAACTGTAGTTTGAATATTTTCTTTAACTGTTTTAACTTCTTTTGCAGTTGCTATATTCTGTAATTGATAATCTTTTATATCTTCAAATTTATCTCCAATAGAAAGGGAAGAACTTTGAGGAGAATTTATATCTAAAGTTTTTTCTATAACTCTTAAATCTTCATCAATCTTCATTAATGAATTTATAACTCTATAAGTATTACCAACTTCAAATGAATCAACATCTAATCCTATAGTGCTAAGATCTAAAGCTGTTACTTTATGTTTCTTTTTAATTTTATTATTTTCCTTTAGGTATTCTTGTCCCTTTCTTAACAGATTTTCTACTACAGTTACATCATCATAAGTAACTGTAGTACCTATTATTCCAAATTCAGGTATAGTTTCTTCATCATCAATGTAATTAAACCCATTATTTATACTAGCAATTGTTAATCTTTCATCACTATCTTCTAGCTTTGCCCCTAATGGTGTTAATCTAGTAATAATTTCAGATGGATCACGTTCCTGCTCTATAGTAACAAGATTTTTTGCTAATACTATTTCAGTATCTTTTTTACCACCTATAGCTTGTACATAATCTAAATATCTTATACCATCTTCGTACCTTATTCTTAATTCTCCACCAAGTCTATCAATCAACTTATCCTTTATAGTATCTAATGTCTTATCATACCCTAAATACCTATATAGGCTATCGTTATTATCAACAACATCAACTATACCAACAGTAAAGTGTTTATCTTCACTTACCTGCTTATTATGATTGTTTATAATTAATTCTAAAAAGCCACGAACAGTAATATTATGATATTCTCCATATTCTTGAACAGAATCCATCAAATATCCTAGTTCGCTTTCACATACTACAGATTTACTTAATAAACCACTAGAACTCATATCAGGGGTTTGAATTAATACTCTACCTTTAAATTTAATTTCATTTGTTATAATATTTTTAATTTCTATTAAGGTCTTTAAATCTTTAAGTGAATTATACCCTTGATTATTAGGGAATATAACAAAAGAGAAACTGTCAATTGTATTTATTCCAAATTTGCATTGGCCAGTAATACGTGGTGCTTCAGAGCTTGTACTTACTGCATTAATAATTGTTTCAATCCCATTATTAATTATTTTAACCTCATACATACTAAAGCACCTCCTTATACCATTTGAATTCTATTGTTCCAGTCCCTTTAATTATTAAATCATTTAAACCTTTATCTAGCTTAAAACTCCATGATTTAGTTTCACCTGAATTAAATTTATAAGTAGTATTACCTTTTGTTATTTCCATATTGCTACTACATACAACAATTGGATTAATACCTATAGCTCCATTATTATATAATTGTATATTTTTAATATTTTCAATTTCAAATTTAGTTTCTTGGACCATATCTAACTCAAAATTAAAATTATCCCAAATATCATGGCCATCTTGCAAAGTAGAAATTTTAAATGGATAAGCAGAAAATTTTACAGTTAATTCTCCATGCCTTCTGCTTTCAGTAAAAGAAGCTTCTTTAGCTTCGGCCAAAAAATAAAACGCATTAATTGAGTTATCTATTAATTTTTGTTTCCTCTTATCCATTATCCAGTTTAAAAATTCAATTTTTTTAATATTCATTTCTTCTTTGTTTGCTCCAATAATATTAAAAATGTAAACCAATTCTCTTTCTGAATATGTTTGTTCAGAGTATAATAATGAAAAATCATATGTTCCATTCATATAAGGTACACTTTGTTTAATTTTATTTTTTTGAGGAATGCCTATTTCTTTGCTTCTTATTGTTATCCCAAAATGAGAATAAGTCCCTTTATTATCTATTATTAGCTCATTTTTCATAGAGTTAGCCCCCTTTTGTAAAGTGATAACCTCTTTCCGTTTACACTATCTGATTCTCCAGCAATAGATTCTGCAATTACTTTACTGTTTAAAATACTTTGAACTATTATTGGATTAGTATTGCTATTATTATTACTATTATTAATTAGTTGATTGGTTCTATTTAAAATTATATTATCTATATTTCTATACATTTCATCAAGTGGTACTACTGCTTCTGCATTAGAACCTTGACCATTGAATGCATCTCCAACACCTACACCGCCTAATAAAGTTGGTGATTTAAAGATACCTCCATTATAATACCAATCTACAGATACCTTGGGAATTGAAGGCGGTGATAAACTAAACTTCCCTGTTATGCTGAAATGAGGTAATTTAAACATTGATTTAATCCCATCCCATATGTTCTTAATTGAATTAACAACACTTTGAAATGGTGATATTATCCCATTCCATGCACTTTTTACTCCATTTACAACTCCATTCCATACGGAACTTATCATGCTAGTTAATCCATTCCATACTGACCTTATAGAATTACCTACACTTTCAAATATGCTCTTAAATCCATTCCATAAAGATTTTATAGTATTAACTATTCCTTCCCATATTGATTTTATTGTATTGCATAAACCTTGCCATATTCCTTGTATTATATTACCTACTGATTGAAATATATTTTTCCAACCTTCCCATACTAGCTTTATAAAATCAACTATAACTTGCCATGCAAATTGTATTGCATTGCAACCCCCCTGCCACATAGTCTTTATTGTATTAACAACAATTTCAAAGACAGTTTTCCATACATTCCATGCTATTTCAAAATCTAAACATACTTCTTGCCATATAAGCTTAAAGAAATCACAAATACTTTGCCATATATTTTTTATACCTTCTATTGCTTCATTCCATATTCCAGTAAACCACTCCCAGCAACTTTTAAAAAATTGTAATGTTGCATCCCAAGCTTGTTTTAAACCTTCAAATAATGAATAACAAAGTTCTCTAAACCATTCGCACTTATTCCATAAAAGCACTATTGTTGCAATTAAGGCTACTATTCCTGCTATTATTATTGTAGCTGGATTAGCTAATGCAAAAGCCTTAACAGCTAACCCAATTTTTTTTAATGAATTAAATGCAGTTTTTATAGACTCTATTCCTTTAACAACAGAACTAATACTATTTGTTACTTTACTAACTGCTCCTAATACTAAGTTTAAAGCAACTACTCCTGCGCCAATTACAGCTATAGTTTTTAATTGCTCCGAACTTAAACCACTTAACATTCCTGTTATTTTTCTAAATCCTTCTGCAACCATGCTTGTTACTGGTGCTAATGTATCCCCCATATTAATAGCACTATTTTTAACTTCATTTAAAGATTGTTTTAGCTTATTTCCAGTAGTATTATTAACTTTTTCAAATGCTGCATCTGTTGCTCCTAAGCTATTCCCCATATCTTCAAGTAGTGAATTAAATGCCTCTCCTGAATCTGTTGCTAATACTAATGCAGCTTTACCAGCTTCTGCACTTCCAAACATATCTGCTAAACTAACACCGCTCTTTTTAGCTTCTTTTTCCAGCATTACAAGAACATCCCCTACAGGATATCCCCATTCCGTTAACTCCTGAAAGGTCTTTCCTGTACCTTTCTTTAAAGCTTCACTAGCTTTTGTACCACTCTTTCCTAACTCATTTAATAAGCTATTCATATATGTAGTAGTTTCTGCTGTTGCAATACCCTTAGAAGTCATAAGTGCATATCCTGCTCCTAATTGATCCAATGATACCCCCATACTATTTGCAGTAGGTATTATTTTACCCATTGTTGAAGCTAATTCAGCAACAGTAGTTTTACCTTTATTCTGAATTTGAACCAATGTATCTGATACCATTCCAACCTGCTCTGCTTCTAAGCCATATGCATTCATTATAGTAGTTAATACATCTAATGATTGTCCAGCTTCTGCAAATCCCGCTTTTGCTAGCTTAGTTGAATTAGTTACAAAGTTAACTGCATCACCAGTAGATTGACCTGCAGATATTGCATTATAAACATTATCAGCAATATCATTAGCACTTATTCCAGTTTGATTAGATAAATCTATTATAGATTTTTTCATACTATCATAACTTACTTCTGTTTCATCTGCTATGGTGCTAACCTTTGCCATACTGTCCTCAAATGTAATACTTGCTGCAACACTAGCTGTACCAAGTCCTGCTATAGCTGTTGATACTGGTTTTAATTTATCACTAGCTTTCCCACTAGCTTCTGATACTTTATCAAAGTTTTCAGCTAATTTATCAATTTTACTATTAGAAATTTCCTTATTTATATTTTCTAAAGCTTTTTGATTTTGAAGCAAAGCTTTTTCAGTATTATTCATTTTAGTAGTAGCATTAACAAGTTCATTTTTACTACTTTCTATTGCTCTTTCATTCTTAGCATAATCTTCTTTTAACTTTTGTAACTCATCTCCTAACTTCTTAGCTTCTTCGCTACTTCTTCCTGTTAATTTAATACTTTCTTCATGCTTTTTAGATACTTCTTCAATTTTCTTAGATAATTCAGATTGTTTTATCTTTTGCTTATCAATAGTATCATTTATATTTAAAATTCTATCTTGATGAATCTTCATCATTTGTGTTTGAGCCTTAATCTTAGCTGTTAACTCTTTTTGCTTAACCCCTAATTGTTCTTGAGCAGTTCCAAATAATTTTGCTTTTTGTGAAGCTACTCCACATTCTGAACTTACTAATCTTAATTGTCTAGTCACTTCATTCATTTGCTTTTGAAATTCTGAACTATTAGCACCTATTTTTATATTTGCTCCAGCCATATTTCACCTCCTACATTGAAAAATCAGGAGTATTATTCTCCATTGGACATCTAACCATGTCGAACTCTAAGAAATCAATGTAATCTATCATGTCCATCTCCATGCAATTTTGATAACTCATTTTATGAACTCTCATTGCATATCTAAAAAGATAAAATAATATATCAACATATTTATTACTTTCTGTTTCTTCATCTTTATAGCCATTTTCCATGTCATAATCATCAAAGGCGGAAGCTTCTTTTTCTATGCTCCCGCCATTTATTTTTTTATTAAGTTATCCATTTTCTTAGCTGTCTTATTTCCAATAAGTTCATTTAGCTTAATAAATGTAGGATATACATCTTCTAAATCCATACCATCTAATAACTGATCTACTGTAAACTTATCTCCATACATTTCACAAATGTACTCGCACATTAAGTCATAATGTTCTTGAGTATAAACTTCCTTTTCAGAAGCTTCATTCATTACATCCTGAATTTCTAACATTCTTTTAAAATGTCTTCCTCTCATCCTAACTGGTGAAAATTCCTTTTCTTTAACTTCTTCATTTTCAATAATTTCTAGTGTAATTTTCATAATAACCCTCCAAAACTAAAAACTAGGGCTTATTGCCCTAGAATAATTATTTTATTTTTTTATTATTCAGGGGATGAATATTCTTGAACTTTAGCAAACCAATCTGCAATTGCTTCTGATGCAGTAGTATCGGCTTCTAAAAGGTTTGATTCATCAACTTGAATAGCATATAAATTTTTCTTCTTACCATCTATAGTATCTTCTTTAGTTCTAGCATAAAAACTTCCTTTTAATCCTGCTGTTTGTGTTTTAACCTTATCTTCTTGTGTTTCATAATTCATATCTGGTCTTTCTAACTTGCCACAATAGTACCATGTAAATTCATATTTGCCATTTCTCTTTTTTGCTCTCCATCCTATAGCAATTTCTTTAGCTCCATCATCTGCAGCTTTTAATAAAAATCCATGTTTATATAAATTTTCAAATAGCATTGCATAATCTTGTGGGGCTAATGTATTAACAGAAAAATCTATTTCTGACCCTTCATATTGTTCAACTATTTCCTCTACATTATCATCACTATATACTTTTTCTTGTGTAAACTTATCAGTTACCTTTGCACTTAATGCTCTTGCTAATTTTTGTGGTTTTCCAGTAGTATAAGTTGTACCATTATTGGCTGTAACCTCTGCTACATATATATCTTTTAAACCACATAATCTACTTCTAACTATGTTCTTTACTTCTGACATATTAAATTACCTCCTCAACAAACTTAAATCTTAATGCCTTATGATGTATTTTAGTATTGGTTTCAAAGAAATCTTGTCCTCCATAATACCCAAAATCATTTTTAAGCATTAACTTTTTTACTTCTCTTTTTAGTTTCCATTCATCTTTTTTACTCCAAATGTCAACTTGTACTATATATGAAATCTCTTCCTCTTCATCATCTGAAATATTATTGCTATCATCATTTAATAAACAGAAAGTTATGTGAGTATCGTTAATATCTTTATCATACCAGCCTTGAACTACTGTGATACCTCTTAATGATATACTTTCTAATGCCTTTGCTATAACTTCAATAATATCCACTTTACTCACCTCTTACTTTAAATTTCTAATTAAAATTTTATATTCTTTTTCTACTACCTTGTTCATTTCTTCTTGACTTGCTTCTATTGTAGGATATAAAACAGGGTGTGGCTCCCTTGTTGTATTCCCCCATTCTTCCCATTGCATATAAGAATAAGGTTTATTTTTTGATTGATCCCACCCAACAGTAATAAATTTAACACCTTTAGTATTCTTAATTTTACTAATTTCAATATTATCTGCAGCATGTTGTCCTGTTTTCAATCCTTTAATACCACTTCTTTTTGGGTCTTTACTCCTATGAACCTTTGGCTTAAGATTTTTTTCAACAACTTTAGCACATTCCTTAATAATCTTTACATTAGCTTTGTCAATTTCTCTTTCGCTTGAAACACTTTCAAACTCTTTTATAAGTTCATCCAATCCATCAAACTTAATCCACATAACTATGTAACTCCATTAGATTTAATCATTACTACATCTTTAGAATTGTTTTTAAAGTCTATATAAAAAATTTCATACTTACAATTATCATATTCAACGTAGAATCTGGCTTCTTTCATAACCATTTCTTCTCTCATTAATCTGATTTTATTGCAATATCTAGTTTCAAAGTTTAAAGCATTTTGAAACTTAATATTTATAGCTTCATATAATTCTTTCCCGTAGAAATCTTTAGGATTACACCAACATGAGAAATAATCTTCCTCTACTTCTTCATTTCTACCACTAACTATTTTCTTAGAAATTCTTTTTATTTTAATCCTGGTATTAAAGGATCTGCTCAAATTCTTTTTTAATTGATTGCTCATTGGTATCATTTTGTAACCTCAAATATTTAATTTGTAGCCTTATTAAATCACTAGAGAAATTTTCTTCAAAGTATTCTCCAGCATTATTATATGAATACCTTCCATACTCTAAAAGAATTTCCCTGGCTTCTTCATCTTCTTCATAATTTATATCAGCACCAACAATATTATTTATTTTGGCTATGCCTTTCTTAAGAATAGGAAGAAGAAGATCTAAATCCTCTTCATCCTCTGTAATCCTAAGTCTTGCCTTAAGTTCTTCTAATATCATTATTTAGTTTTCTTAGTAGCCTTTAATTCTTCTACTGGTTCTTCTGTTGCAGATATATTTGCTAATATTTCACTATTGGCTTTTAATATTTCTGCATTTTGTGCTGATAAAATTCTTACCATTTCTAATAATTCATTTACTACTGGACTTTCTACTGCTCTTGCTGCCATAGGTGCTACTGCATCACTTCCTCTAGCTATTACTGGTGTAAAATCTGCAATATCATATAATATGAATGCATCATTATCCTTAGGCTTACCAGTTGCATATTGTTTGCATAAGTAAGTAGTTTCATCTTCTAAGAATTTATAGTGTTCCGAACTTTCAATCTTACCAGTTGAACCTACCCCCATAAAGTAATCTTTAGCCATACCAGCAACCATTTTACCCTTAGGCATAGCAACTGATTGAATTATTTTACCTGGTATAGGTAATACTCCATATACATAATTACCATTTGCTGTTAATACTGTTGTAGATGGGAATATCTTTTCCCAGTAATCAATTGGATTAACTATAATTAATACTTGTGGTACTGCTCTTTTACCATCTTTAGTTAATGGCGCCATTACTTTTGCCCCTAACGTTTCTGGCTTAAAATCAGGTAATACTACTGGTTCTTTATCTGGATAAACTCCTTCAACAACTGAACCTTTTAAATTTTTCATCATTCCTATTGGTTGGTCCTTACCAGTACCAGCAATGATAGCTAATTCTAATGCAATTGCAATTGCTTCATATAGTACAGTTCTTACATATCTATCTAACCATTCTGGACCTAAATCAAGCATTGATTTTGATACTGGCATATAAGCTGATAACTTATATAAATCTGTTTTTGTTTTCTCAAATCCATGCTCTAATTCCTTCTTAATAGTATCTGTAAGTGTACCCCACCATGCTCCATCACAATCTGTCTTTCTAGTTATCCATTCTTGTGTTGCTGTTGTATTTTCAAATTTAATTTCCTTAAGTAATGGATGATTTTGCTCTAAATCTTCAAATACTCTATCAAATACTGTAGTAGGTAATGTTGCATCTAAATCAGTAAATCCTCTTTTACTAATTGCTTCCTCATAATATGATCTTTCTTCTTGTGTTAATTGTGCTGCACCTCTTGAAGTTAAGATATTTCTATCATTAATTTCTCCCATTACTGAACTTCTAGCTTCATCTACTAGGTTTGATTGCATTTCATTAGCCATTCTTGCTAACACATCTGCTACTGCACCTTCTTCATTTCTTTTTAAAGCTTCTACTAATTCATTTTTTAATTCTGCTTGTCTTAATTCTGCATTCTTCATTTTTGGCATTTTAATGTCCTCCTAAATTTAATTATTTTTTGGCATAAAAAAAGACGCTAGTAAATTAGCGTTTCTTGTTAATACATCATTATTATTATCATTTCTTTCTTCTGGATCTTTAGGCTTTGCTTCTTCTCTTAAATCTCTTATAGATAATTCACTTCTTGCTGATATTGTAGTATCTGCATAAGCTGGCATTGGAGTTGCTGTAACTTCAAATAAATCAACTTCTGTGATATCTCTATAGAAATTAGTATAAGATTCATCCCACTTTGTTCTTTGGTTTGTAATTTTAAAACCAAATGAACATCCTTGAATTAATCCATTTCTAACATTCTCTAATAAATCATTACCATCAGTTGTATTAGGTACTGTCAATTCAAATCTTAACCCTACTGAATCTTCTTCTAAGATTAAATTTGAACCTCTTCTACCTACAACCTTATTCCAGTCATGGTTTATTAACATAAAAATGTTATTTGTCTTTTCTCTTAAAGTCTTTGCAAATGCTCCAGGAGATACTTTTTCATAGAATTTATCTCCCCATCTATCTGATAGTTGAGTGTAGTTATCTGAAAATACTGCAGCATAACCTTCTATTTTTCTTTCCTCTTCATTTAATGATCTAATCTCTAAACTAACTGACCTTTGTTCCATATCCTTCATCACTTCTCACCTCCTTTCAATGCCTTTTCTTGTTGTATTGCTTCAACACTTTGATAATTCTTAGTAACATACCTTTCTTTTGACCAATTAGTATTTAATGGCTCTCTTCCAAGCATTTTTAAGTTATCATCAATAGCATTAACACCAATTCTAAATAATACTTCTGCTTATTTTGATATCTTCTCTAAATCAACATTTCTTATTCTGCTAGTATTCATTTTTACATATGATTTTTTTAAGTAAGCTTCTTTACCATAATATTTTCTATTAAGTTCTGCTGTTATAAGCTTTGCTTTTGGATTAATACATTGCATTAAGAAATTATCAGTTATTCCATCAACTGTAGCTACATCACCTTTAGCAATACCAAGCGGTACACTAAATCCACTAGCAACCATTTCAAAGATATCATTTATTAAATTTTTAATATCTCTACTGTCCTTAACTCCTGTATTGTTCCCTTTTAACTCTTCATATGTATAACCATCTTGTAATGGTAATACTGCATTTTCAGAATTAAAGAATTTTTTAAACTTGTCATTCATTAGGTCTTCATAAAACTCTCTATCTTTTTCATTGATTAAAGTTTTAACCCTTAAAATGCCTTTATTCCTATTGTTTCTTTTAAATCCTGACATTGCACTTCCTAATAATTGTGCATAATCAATAAATAATCCATTGATTATTTTCTTTACTTTAGTATCATGTAACTTAAAATAAAGTACCTCACTAGACTTAAAATCTCTTTTTAATCCTAAGTCTTTTACAACTACATTTGTAAAAGTATCTTCATAAAAAGCTGAATCTATTTTACTGAAAGATTTAGCTGGATATAAATAATCACCTTGTTGTATTACTAGACATTCATCATCATATACTAACCTTGTAATTACTTCTGACCAAAACTCTACAGCATTTTGATTAGGATTAGGCTCTACATTAAATAAATAATGATTAGGGCCTTTTATTTCTACTCCATTTTCAAATGTTTCAAACTCTGCCATTACTAAAGTATTGGCTATTGCTCTAATACAATTTTGTATTGCTAATTCCTTAAAAAATATAGTAGCTTTTAAAGTTTCTCCTACAACTACATCAGTTTTAGTAGTAAAAAACTTACCTAAGAAATCTCTAAACCACATTAATTCACCCCCTTTCTAGTATGAATAACAATCTAAATTCATAGGTCGGTAATATTGAGGTATCTCTTCATCCTTAGATAATGCATGCATAAATGCAAAAAAGCCATCCGTTTTCCTTAGGATTGGCTCTATCTTTAAAAATGTTTTATTCCCTTTTTTATCAGTTTCAACATACACATTGTTTGTGTACCATCTCATCATAGGATCATCACCAAATATAATATCTTCATCTGCAAAAAGCTTTTCCATAAGTGGATGTATAAGTGCATGGGTAATAGGTCCACTTCTAACTGTTTCTAGTGGTAAACCATACTCATTAAATGCATCTTTTAAAATCGACTTTCTATAACTATCTGCATATATATTTAAAATATTATATTTTTCTGATTGCTCTATAAACCATTCTGCAATTTTCTTAGGATCAATTGAATCAGTTTTTAAAACTGTACATAATCCTTTTTCTTTTGCTAACTCTATATCAAACTTTATTTGCCTTCCTGGCAACTCTAAAGCTTTATGACATATGAATGTATGATGTAACCAAATTCTTTTATTACCATTCTTAAATAATAGTCCTACTCCTGCAAAGTCTCTTATACTTGCATAGTCAATAGCACCTATACAACTCCATCCAGTTAAATCTGGTACTGGTTGATTAGTTGCCATTATCTTATCCCATTCAGCTATAACCATATAGCTTTCTTGACTTGGTAAATTCATTCTTTTAGTCATAAACTCAATCATTAATGAAGGTTGAGTTAAAGCTTCTTCATACTCTTGCTCCATAGTAATTCTTAAGTCATTAAAATATCTAATACTAGGATTAGCTTTTTCCCACATCTTAACGTTTTTAACTTCTTTTTTATTATCTAAATGATACAAAATAGGTAATATTCTTGATGTTGTATTTTCTCTATTTAGAATTGCTTTTGCTTTTTCTAAATAATCATCTAGTACACCACCTCTAACATATCCATTAGTAGTAATATAGAATGTTCTAGGATGCTTTTTCTTACCAAGTCCTGATAAAAATACTTTTAAAGTATCATATTTTTCATACTCATGTATTTCATCAAATACAACACACGCTGGTCTTAAACCATCTTTTGTTTTAGCATTTGAAGTATTGTACTTAATATATGATTTAGTCTTTTTAAATACTATTTCTTCTTTAGTGTATCTGAATGCCTTTTGTAATTTCTTATTATCATCAATTACATTATATACATCCTCAAAGCTTGTCTTAGCTTGTTTCTCACTATTAGCAACAATATCAACATTATATTCTTTAATTCCATGAAAACTGGTAGTAAAGTAAAATGATAATGCTGCAATAAATCCATTCTTACCAGCACCACGCCCACACATTATTAAAAACTGATTCCATACTAATGATCCATCAGTATAATATGCATGAGTTAAACCTACTATAAACTTTTCCCAGGGTAATAGGTTAAAATCAAAATATTGATTAATCTTTTCAATAGCTTTATCTACTTTTTCAGTATCTAAGTAAACATCTGGCTGATTTAACTTATCTTCTACCAAAGATATCATTTTTTTAATATCTTCATTAGTTTCAACCTGCTTAGATTTAACTAAGAAAATATATTCATCAATAGAACTATGATATTTATAATTATTAGATATCATCGTCTTCATCTTCCTTAGTTTGTGGAGGTGCTTCTAAATTTAATTGGTCTAATATTTTTAACATCTGGTTATTAATTTTAACAAGATCCCCTGTTGAATCATTCTTTTTTAACCCTTCTTGTTTTCCATTATGCCATTTTATATTTACTCCCCTTGTTTTGATATCTTGTATAAGTCTGTTTTTTATATCCCAAAACTCCATATAATCATCTATCAAATCTAAAAAAGTAATACTGTTAAAATCTCTCGCCTTAAATTGCAAAACTAAATCTGCTTTTATATCTTCCCTAAGCTTATTAATTTTACTTTGCACCTTAGTTTTATTGCACTCCTTTTTTGGTGTGCAGTTGCGGGTCCAACCATATCTTTTACGCCATGATTTAACTGTATTTTCAGATACATCATACTTTGATGCTATATCTTTATACTTCATACCTACAATATAGTCGTCATAAGCTTTTTCGTAGGTTTGCCTTCTGTCTAATTCACCCAAAATTTCACCCCCTAATTACTCTATGCAACTTGCAACATCCAAAGGTTGCTACCCCCTCAAACACTTTTTTTTGAAAAAAATCTCCACTGCCAGGTAAAACCCCGACGAATGGCGGTCGCTTTTGAGGTCGTTTTTCTAAGTGGGGGGGTATCTAAAGTCGCCCACTACCAACGTTCCTCTATATTTATTACCTTCTTTTTTCTTGTCTTTAGTTGCTTCTCTGGATGTTGTACATTATGACAAGAGTTACATAAGCTTACAAGATTGGATAATTTCAACGCCAAGTCTGGTCTATCCTTAAGATGTTTAATGTGATGAACACAATCAGCCTTTCTCATTCTTCCTGCAGCCTTGCAATGTTGACACTCATTCTTATCTCTCTTAAGTGCATCTAACCTAGTAGACATCCACTCTTTAGACTTATAGAACAAATCTAACTTACCACTCAATAGTATCTCTAGTATTCTATTTACATCCATATTTACTCCTTAATTGTCTGACATTTTACATATACCTATATTCTGTTAAATTTTCTTTTCAATTTCTCTACTAATATAAGCACTTAATTTTTCTACATACAATTTAACGCCATACTTTTTATGTAAAATAATTAACTAAAAAAAATAAAAAAGCTATCGTTTCTTCTTGAACGACAACCCATTAACCATACTATCTTTTGTATCCTGATTAATCCCTATATATCTTTTAGTTATTGAAGGATCATCATGGTTTAACAATTCTTGTATAGCTACTACATCATGAGTATTTTGATATAACCAATAACCAAATGTCTTTCTTAATGAATGACATCCAATCCTATCTTTATATTCAAATTCATCTGCAGCTTCATTTAGTATCTGCCATACTCTCTGCCTCGATATCGGCTTCTTTCTTCCAGTACCTCTAAATAAATATTCCCAGGCTTTTTTTCCTTTGCAATAATCTTTATATATCGCTTGTAACTCCTTGTTAATTGCAATCTTTATTTCTTTTCCTGTCTTTTCTTCTGTAATGTATATATGCTCTCTATCTTTAATATCTCTTACTCTAAATGGTAATATGTCTGATATTCTTCTACCTAGATATATTCCTGTCATAAATAGAACATAATCACGCTCTCTCTTATCTTTTAAGTAATCAGCTATATCTAATATCAAATCATATTCTCTTATAGGTTCAACTGTATTCACATATTTTCACCTACCTTATTTGTCTAATAGCTCCACCAGTAACTCTTTTGTAGAGTGTCTTTTTTTATTAGCCTTTAACCTACTATAAGTATCTGGTTGAGTTTCTTTAATTATATCTATTACTTTTATTTTCACACTCTCACCTTCTTCTCCTCAAAAAATAAAAGCACCTAAGAATTTCACTTAAGTGCTTTTATTTAAAGGGGATTTTATTTAATTTTATATTTATAACATCTTACATTTATTGTAGTATAAGTTTTTTTTACTTTCTACTTTTTTGTTTTGCTTTTGTCTTTATTTTGTCTTTATTTTTTCTTTTTTTACAAATACCCCAAAGAAATTGCAATTTTTCTTAATGAATAATTCTTAACCTTATAGAATTTTGCCTTACTAATGCACATATTAGATATTATTTGTTGATTAGTATAGGTATTTCTAAAATAACATTCTTCAACAATTTCTTTCTCTGTTATATCTAATAACTCTAAAGCTCTTGTAATTTTATCAACTTTCTTTTTATTATATTCTTCATCAATTACACAACTTTCAACAAAGCTTCCTTTCATTGTACTAGGATGCTTAACATCTTTAATAATTTCATGATTAGTAGGATAACCAAGTCCTCCAGCATCTACTGCAATTAATAGAAATGGGTATTCTCTTAAATCATTTTCTATTTTCTTTTTTATATTTATATTCATTTCATCACCCCATGTTTTTTACATTCTTTCTCAATATTAATGAATTATTCACTAATATTCTATCTTATCAAAATGTGGTTTTTTAAATTTAGATTTAACACACCTTGTATATCCAGCCACAAACTCGCCACAGTATTTGCATTTGTAAACTCTTATCTTTTCATCATCATTTTCAAAGTCATAAACACTACAACTAGAAGCAGGTGTTAACCTTTTTGGGTGTCCAATTATACACATAATCTTCTTCATTTTCCCTCCACTACTTCACAATATATTTATTAAATATCAGCTTCAATACACCAGCTCTTTTGTACTGGATAAAGTTCATGCTCTACGCCATACCAATCGATTTTTATTGTTCCGTTATTGTTTTCATCAAACTCAACTTCTTTATTTTCTATTTCATCAAGTATATATTTAATTTTCTCTTTAACATTTTTTGATGCATTTTTATTAAAATTTTCTTCTCCCCCTTTGGTACCGACATTAATGTCGCTCGCATTCATCAACATTGTAAAAGTGATAACATATAATCTATTAATTCATCTTGTTTTTTAATTATTTTTTCTTGACCTTCTGCTATCTCTTTAATATCTTTTTCTGAAAATGCTTCTTCATTCTTTATTAGCTCTACTTCAACAACCATTGCCTTTAACTTTTTTACCTGTTCAATTGTCAAAAATATTCACTTCCTTCGCAATATATTCAAATTGTTAACTATAATTCATAAACTTCAATATCATCATCATCATAGTAATCTAATATATTTATTGCATCATTGGGTTTGTCATTATTTAATTTAGCTGATAATGGCACTTTACCTCTTTCCAATACATGACCATAACCTTCTATAAAACATTGACCACACTTTGCTCTTAATCTACAATAATCTCCTGCCATAGATTTAATTCTGTCATCTTCTTCGTCTAATGGATAAAAAGCTGATTCAAAACTATCCAAATATTCCTCTGTTATTTTTTCATCATCAAGTTCTATTTCAAACTCTTTTGTGGTTGTAACCTTAACTATAAATTTTCTCATTTTTATTTCTCCTTTTACTAACTCGCAATAATTTCAGAAGAAGCAATACTGTATATTATCATCATCTAATTTATATTCTTTTTTCTTATCTACCTTTATTTTGTGAACATCATCATAATAACCATTTTGTAATTTTTCTAATATTCTTTTACTTTCTATAGTTTCTTTACTTTGTTTATTTGCTGATATAAAGTAATTTAAATCAATAATAGCTGCATAATCTTCATGATTTTTATAACTCTTATTTCTTACATATCCAATAATTTTTTCAGCTAATATTAATTCATCATTTAAATTATTATTCATTTAATTACTCCTCTCTATTAACTTTTAAATCGTCTTTAGCTTTGCTCCAACTTATTCTTTTATATCTTCAAACAATTCACGCCATGCTTCTTTTTCAATTCCATCAATTACATAAAATTCAATTCCACATCTATTTTTATATTCATCTACAACCTCATACTCTTTGCCAATTTTAAACTTATTGAAAAGATTAGCTTGCCATCTATGTTTAGGCTTAAATATTACTCTTTTCATGACATTCTTAACTTCTTCCTTATGTGTTATTACTGGAATGTCAAATATTGATACTTGACCTTCTATTACATTTAACATCTATATTTCCCTCACTAATAAATTTTACAACATTTGGTCTTTTAAAATTTCTTCAAACTCTTTAGAAAGTTTAAAATATCCTACATCTTCAACTTTCATAACTTTAATACTTGTGATTTTTTCATCATTAATCCAAGGTTCACATTTACTTTTTAAAACCTCTAATGAGTTTGCTATAATTGTATTTCTTATTACAGCATCTCTATAAATCACTGCTTGATAACACATTAACTTTTCCTCCAAATTATTCTCTAATCTTCTTCCTAAATACAATCTAGGTTTATTATTTCAGTAGCATTATCTGCTACCCATTTACCTAAGCTTTCATAACTATAAAATCTTTTTTCTTTGTATTCTCCATTCCATCTTTCTCTGTATACATAAATTATTTCCATATTTTCACCCTTCTTCTAACGCTTTATTTATAGCTTCTTTAAAAGTTAAGCCTTCAAAGTAATATTCAACTGTCCTTGTTATAATATCTTCTAATTCCTCTTTATCCATGATCTACTCCAGATAAATATCTCTGAAAGGAACTTAAACATTCTAAATCTGTAATCCCCACTACTTTTAATAGCCTGTCCAAAGGTCCTTTCTTTAATATTTTTTATTTATATAAATGCCCTAAAGCATTAATAGCAAACTATCCTATAATTTCTCTTAATATATTAAACTTTTCTTTACCTTTTTGAGCTCTTATACTCTTACCATCACTTACTACTGGTGTACACATTTCCATCAGCCTGTCATAAGTTCTTTTGTGATACATATTTTCCAAGTCATTAATATTAATATTTGTTGTTATAATTGTTGGTAATGAATTTCTATACCTGCTATCAATAATGTTGTATATTTTAGATGCTGACCACTCATTTTTTTGTTCAGTACCTAAATCATCAATTATTAATAAATCTGCATTAGATAAGCTCTTTAGTATAGTTTCTTCTCCCTCTTTTCCATAAGAAGAATATGTCTCCTTTATTCTTTCAAGCATTTTATTAATACTTACACAAATTGTCGGCGTTCCTCTTAGCATTAAATAATTAGCTATGCAAGCAGTTGCATGAGTTTTCCCATTACCAGGTGCTCCGTATATTAATAAACCTAAATTGTTTTCTTTAGCTTTAGTAAAGTTACTAGCATATTTACTACATATGTTAAAAATCTTTTCTGAACCAATATCATGATTCCAATTTTCAAATGTGCATTGTTTAAATTTTTCATCCATTAAACTATTTTTAAATATGCTATTTAATCTAATTTGCTTTTCCTTATTCTCATCTTCAATTGCTTTTTCCTCTAGCTCTTTCTTTCTACAACTACAAACTATAGGAACTCTTCTAAGAACATTTAGAATTACAATATCTTTTTGAATTGGATCTCCACACTTTTCACAAACTTTTATAGTAGTATCATAATCCAACCCATTCATCAGACTTTTCCCTATTGTTGTTGCTAGCAATTCTGCTACTTCCATCACTTTCACTCCTTCCTTTTGATAACCAATTTTGTAATATTCCTAAAACATATTTATAATTATTAATTTTTCCCCTATTCATAGCTTCAGTTGTTGCATCCATTAGCCATTGTTTACTATAGATTTCTATATCATTTATTATTTGCTCCATTAACATTGCTGTAACCACAAAACCACATTTTTCGAAATGTTTAAATACCTCTAAATTATTCTCTATACTACTACAACTATTATTATTTATAGTAGTTGTTGTTTTGGATTTAGGATTATGGTTTATGGTTTTAGGATTATGGTTTATGGTTTTGTCCACCTCTCGTTCACTTATCGACAACGTATCGTCAAACTCATTGATATTACTTATTTCTTGCTCACTACCAAACTCTTTTAACGTATCGTCTATCGCATTGCTTAGCGTATCGTCTATCGCATCGCTTAACGTATCGTCATTCGTTACCACTGCTATCTTTGAAATATAGTCATCAATAAATTTCTTAATAGCTAAGTGCTTAATATGAATACTCATTTTTTTAACTAAATCAATATCGTTAATTTTAGATAAATCTTTTTTTATACAATCAAACATAGGTTTTCCACCTCTGTTCAAATTGTACTTTCCATAATGAATAATACATAACTCCTTTGTGTTGTCATTATATTTAATTAATTTATGATAATTTATAAATCTATCCATTAAACTATTTACAGATTCAATACTATAGCCTAAATCAAAAGCCATTTGCTTTTTTACTATTCTATAAACGCCTATCATATTAGTAGATGGATTTGTTAGCAAGTATAAATAAAAATATTTATCTTCTGGGGTCATTTCTTCCATCACCTTAGGATCTTGCCAAAATTCAGTATATACTAATCTAAATGCCATTTTCTTTTCTCCTCACAACTTATTATTAATTAAATAAATTCATTTTTTATATCTTATCTGTTATACTTATAAATATTGTCTTTTTTGTGGCTTACCTTTACTTTGGTCGGTGAGGTAAGTCCTTTTTTAATGCCCATAAGTTTTTAAAATATACATGATAAAAAACTATCACGTTCTCTAACTCTTCAAAAAATAAATAATCTTTTGGATCACAATTATTATTTATCAAAAGCTTTTTCTCTTTTCTTGTTAAATTCCTTAATTCACACATTTAACATTCACTCTCATCAACTTTCTCTGCTCCAAACAAACTACCTTGTCCAACTCTTGGCTAATAGCAACAGTTCTTTCATCGGTCAGTCTATACTCATCAATAGCTTGATGAAGTTTTTCTCTTAATTCTTTCATGATTATCTCCTAATTCTCTTGATTAGCTTATCTACTCCATCTAAAATAGATGCAATTATAAACATTAACCCAATAATTATTATTAACACTAGGGGCATTACAAATGTGCATATGCCCCATATATTTAAACATTCCATAAATTCACTCCTTTAAACTTGGATTATATTTTCTTATAAGAAAATTATTCTTGAATATTTAAAGGTTTTATATGGTATTTCTATACGTACTATATTGCCTATCATTTAAATCACTTCTTCAAAACTCAATTTATTCATATTTTTTATTATGTTTACTTATTTTTAGTAGGCTATTAAGCCTATTTATCTTAATACTCATCAATTAATTCTTTTAAAGCTCTCATTACTGGTTCAGCACCAAATTTGCTAATTAAATAATCTACAAGCATTGAATAGTAATTTAATAAAGCTTCTTCTGACGGCTCATTATTAAGAACAACCTTCAATTCATTGTAATTAACTCTCCCCATAATACATCTCCTTTTAATTTCTATTTCTAATATATGAATTTCAATAGTAATTGTTACTCTAATTTGCTTCCGCTAATAATCTTTTAATTATATAAACTTGCCCTTTCCCTAAAACTCTTGTTATTTTATAAGTAAATACTCCTTTTGAGTTTTCTTTAGTTCCTTCTACCACTTCAAAATACTCTCTATCTATATATTCTTGTTTAGGGTCATACTTAGAATTTTTCTTAATTAATCCCCATTCTCTAAGCTTGTCCCAAAGTTTATTACGCCCAATCTTTATTCCTTGCTTTGAAGCAATTTGAGCTACTTCTTCAACCTTTAAACTGTTTTTACTTACTGCAATTTGATTTATAAATCTATTCTTTTGAGTTAAATCTTGTGATAAATCCTTTATCTCTTTATCCTTAGCTTTTAAAAGCTCGTCCTTCTTCTCTATAGTCTTTTGGGATATAATCAATGCCTTTGCCATTATTTCTGCTTCTGACATTTCTTCACTTATTGGTATATATCCTCCTGTTTTTCTTATCTGTGGTAAGACTTCTGATGTAACCCACCTTTTAATTTGTTTGGCTTTTGGCATATCACTTCTAAGTATTAATGAATAAAATCCACTTTCATTAATAACTAAAGTTTCTTGACTTCTTCCTAAATTATCTATGATGTACTGTTTTGATACATCATCTTCATCACAGTGTCTATTAATAGCATGATCAGCTCTACTATAACCTAATACCTTTGCTACATCTTTACCAACTAACCACCCTTCTCCATTAATCTCTACTGCTCTTACCTCAAGTTCTAATTCTTTATTAATAAATAATTGAACTCCTTCTTTTCTTTCATGTTTTACTTTTTCCATAATAACCTCCTTATTTATTTTAAATATGTATTATTAATCATATTTTCGCTTTTAGCGAAATCAAACGGTAAAAAAATATCATCAATTGTACAATTATAAAGTTTACATAAAATATTAAGTTCTGATACTCTTAAATCTCTTCTACCATTTTCTATTAATTTTAATGTATCTGTTGAAACCCCTAAATGTTTTACTACATCTTTTCTAGTTAATTCTGCATTTACTCTAGCAGCCTTTAAACTTATCTTCATGTTTACCACCTCCTTACAATATTCATTTTATTACCCTAAAAGCGAAATGTCAACCCTAAAAGTGAATTTTTTTAGTAAAACAATTGTTTTTTTCCCCTTTTAGTGATAATATTAATTTGTAATTTAAAGTTATGGAGGATTTAAAAATGCCAGAACAAGAATATAAATTAATTTTTTCAAAAAATTTAAAACATTATTTAGATTTAAATAATAAATCTCAACAAGATTTAGTTAAAGATTTAGGATTAAGTGCATCTACTGTATCTAATTGGTATACAGGTTTAAAGTTACCTCGTATGAGCAAAGTAGAAATGTTAGCAAATTATTTTGGAATAAATAAATCTGATTTATTAGAAGATAAAATAACAAATATTAAACAAAATATAAATTCATTATCTAAACATGAAAGATTTTTATTAGAAAAATATAACTCATTAGATACTGAAGATAAATCTAAAGTTATTGACTATACTAACTTATTATCTTCTCAAGATAAATATAAAAAAGACATTAACGTTGTTTCTATTAATAAAAAAGAAATATGGGAAGAAGCAGGTAAAGAGCATCTAATGCCAATTGCTTGTCATGATGATAATCTTACTGATAAAGAAAAAGTTATAGTAAATGAAAGAATAAATGAAATTTTAAAGAATTTAGATAAACATTAGAATATATAAAATAAATACGGAGTACAAATGAGTAATTATGAGAATTTAATATCTCTTGCACATTCTAAAGGTATTAACATTATTGAAAGTGATTTAGGTATAGATAAACCTTTTGGAAAGTGCATAGGTAATTTAATTATTATAAATAATAGGGTTAATGAGTGTGAGAAGTTATGTGTATTATATGAAGAATTAGGACACTTTAATCTTACTGTTGGTGATATAACTGACCAAAATGATTTAAATAATAGAAAACAAGAATCTATTGCTCGTAGATGGAGTTATGAAAAATTAATATCACCAGAAGATATAATTAATGCTATTATATCTGGAATAGATAACATCTATGATTTAGCTGAAATTTTAAATGTTACAGAAGATTTTCTAATAAAATCTATTGAACATTATAAAAAGAAATATGGAATTTATTATGTTGGTGAAACACATTTGCTAACATTTGAACCATTAAATATAATAAGTTTTTAAAGAGGTGGTTAACTTGAAAATTGCTATATATTCCCGTAAATCTGTGCTTAGTGAAAAAGGAGACTCTATTGAGAATCAAATAGAATTATGTAAAAATTATTGTGAATCATATTTTCAAGGTGAAGATTTAGAATATATTGTTTATGAAGATGAAGGATTCAGTGGTAAGAATTTAAATAGACCTAAATTCAAAGAATTAATCAATGATATAAAATCAAACAAAATAAATTTACTAATATGTTATCGTCTTGATAGAATAAGTAGAAATGTTGCTGATTTCTCTACAACTTTAGAATTATTACAAAAATATAATGTTAATTTTGTAAGCATAAAAGAACAATTCGATACAACAACTCCTATGGGACGCGCTATGATTTATATTGCTAGTGTATTTGCTCAACTTGAACGTGAAACCATCGCTGAACGTGTTAAAGATAATATGCTACAACTAGCTAAAATGGGTAAATGGTCTGGTGGTTGTTTACCCTTAGGATTTAATAGCGAAAAAGTAAGTTATTTGAATTCTGAAATGAAAGAAAAATCTCTAGTTAAGTTAATACCTATTAACTCGGAGTTAGAAACAATTAAATTTATTTATAATACTTATTTATCAAAAGGCTCTATATTAGCCACACTTACAGAGCTAAATACTTTAGGATATAAAACTAAATTGAAATCAAATTTTGAATTATCTGGAGTTAAAAGAATATTAAAAAGTCCAATTTATGTTATATCAAATGAAGATACACATAATTATCTTAAATCTCTTGGATACGATGTATTTGGTACACCTAACGGTAATGGCTATCTAACCTATCAACAAAAATCTTCCAATAATTCAATAGTAGCTATTGCTGGTCATAAAGGCGTCATTTCTTCAGACGATTGGTTACGTGTTCAGAAAAGATTTGAAAGTAATAAACAAAAAGCAAAAAAATCATCTAATAGAAGTGGTACAGGTCAAAACACTTCCTTATTCTCTGGATTGTTGAAATGTAGTAAATGTGGCTCTAATATGGTTATAAAATATAACTCTAAAAATAAACAAGGATTTAATTATATTTACTACATTTGTTCTGGTAAACAAAAGACAAATATTGATATAAAGTGTAACTGCCCAAATCTAAGAACAGATTTAGTTGATGATATAATACTTGCTAAAATAAAAACTCATAATAAAGATATTATTATAAAAACATATGAAGACAAACTAAACGAACTTCAGTTAAGTTCTAATAAACAACTAACTAATGATTTAAATAAAAATATAAACGAAAAAACTGATCAAATAAGAAGTTTGATACGTGAACTTTCTTTGGTTTCTGATGAATCTATAAAAGAAATGTTAAGAAATGAAATTGCTTCATTAAATTCAGAACTAATTCAAGTTAAAGAAAAACTTAATAATTCTAATAAAATTCAAAGTGATATAGAAAATCTTATCATTAATATAAAACAGACCCTTATAAACTTTAAAAACTTTTATAATTATTTTGATAAATGCAACGATATAAACGTTAGAAGAACTTTATTAAACAATATAATTGAAAATATAATTTACGATGTAGAAAGTAAAAGTTTTAATATTAACTTTATAAACTTAAATATGCAGTTAAGTA